GGGGAGTCGACCCGCAAGGGTCGACCGTCTCACGACGGCGTTCCTCCCTAGGATGCTCCCGGTTGTTCAGTAGGGTCCCGCGCTGTAGTTCCTGTGATGGTCTCTTACCCCGTAAGGGCTTGAGACATCACAGGGCTCCAGTGCGGGCGCTCAACCAAATCAAAACATGAAAGTCAAACTAACAAAATTCATCTTTCGATGGATAATGTCGGTCTGATTCCCATGTCATGATAAGAAAAGCGTTTACCTTTTAATCGACAAGATTGACATGTGGCTTCGCACACGTGGTCCAAAGTGAACTATCCAAAGGTTGAAAGACCTTCGGAGGGCTTACTGAGGATACGTGGGCGGTGCCCCGTGTCGTATTCCATATCTGGCTTACAAGGGAGACTTACCGCGGGTGTTAAATCCGTGGCGAGCCGCCATTGAAAGTCGGGACATACCAACGCTTAGGCTTGTTAATACTATTCTTAATATTAGCAAAACTATCCGTTGGTGGGCCCCTAGCGACTATTCTAGTATAACAACTCCTTCCAAAGCAAATCCTCAAGAAATTGAGAGAGTTACTGCGGGGGTAGTTTCTATATGGGAACAGTCTGCCAAGGAAATGAAATACAACTGTCAATCGTTTCACTTCACCGCTTCCATGGGTCCCAACGGACCTGCACTACTTTCAGCTATGATTGAGGCTGTCATCCTCCCGGAACACCTGATAAATAATATCGGACTTCTAGGGGGTGAATTTGTCTCAAAACATAGAGAAAATTGTGCAAGGATCGTTACCCCCATCAAGGAAATGCTTATGGCTAAATACAAGCTGCGTGACAACGCAGTGCGTAGAATAGCACATCGGCTTGACCTTGAAGGAAAGAGACGACCTATCGGGATATTAGACTATTGATCACAGACAAGTCTCAAGCCATTGCACGACGTACTTTTTAAGGTACTTCGTAAAATGCCTGGAGATATGACTTTTGATCAAGGTAAAATAGCACGATACGCCGCTCAATCTAAGGGTCCCTACTTCTGTTACGACTTACAAAACGCCACCGACCGGTTTCCACTATCTTTACAGGTAGCGGTACTGGAGGTGCTGTTGGGTAAGGAGAAAGCAGAAGCAGTGGGGAAAATAATGTCGCAGGAGCCTTTCCTTACACCGGAAGGCCATCTCGTGAAATACGAGGTTGGTCAACCGCTGGGAGGTTATGCATCCTGGGCTTTATTCTCACTGTGCCATCACCTGGTTGTCCAATATTCTGCTCGCCAAGCGGGTTTCCCCGGTTGGTTCACAGGCTACTGGATACTAGGAGATGATATAGTGATCCGTGATCGCGAAGTTGCTAGCCGTTATCTGAACAACATCCACGCTCTTGGAGTAGACATCTCACTGCAAAAGTCACTTGTATCCGAAGATACATTTGAGTTTGCAAAAAGAGTCTTCTACAAGGGCACGGAGTTTACAGGCTTGTCCCTGAATGCTATAATGGAGACTAAGGGTCGATGAATCGACCTTTGGGACTACTTTATGAGCGCAGAGGACAAGGGCTGACAGCTACCTGACTTGGAACGATATGATCTTATCAAAGAACTACTCTACGTATTGGGTAACTCCCGTAGCTATGCTACCAGAGCTGCCAAGTACATTTGAGGTTTGGACATCGTTCGT